GCCACCAAGTAAGTGGGCTATGGCGGAATTCTCCATGGGGTGTGTTTCATCGATTGTAAATTGTCGTCCGTACTTTCCACGCCGATCAAGAATGGTATCCCATCTAGCGAAAATATGTAAGTTAGACCAAGTTTGTATTAATGGAACATTGTATTTGTTTAATAACTTTTTAACATTATCGATCACTTGGGGCTTCTTGTCGTAGATGTCACACATATTATTAAGTAAAAAGTGTGTTATCTTGGTAGAAGTTTTTGGCTTCAAGTAGTAATCCTCGAATGTAACAAATGAGTCGACGCCGCCCGACACCGCGGATAAAACATTTTTGCTCTTCACCGGAGATCCTGTTATAACTTCCGTTGCTGTTATTGATACTTTTCTTAATCCCGGGATCAACATACATAATATATCCTGCACAGTGGACTGCATGTTTTTCAATAATCTCTCCGAAATTTTTCCTCGGACCTCGATGTCTTCTTTATTTCCCATGGCGGGCAGTAAAAGAGCGATCAAGAACGGATCTGATAAATCGGTCAACATGTGGTCGTAGCAACTGTCAATCCTAAAAACTAGTGTTCTGTCACTTTTTAAAAAATTAATTTTTGCGGTGTACTCGGTAAATTTCTTATCAGTTACCCTTATCGGTGAATGAATAATCATACTATTTTAATGTCTCAACTGATCCTGTCATAAACTTTATTCGCCCATTCCTTGTTCTGTTCTACGGTCATGTGATTGGCGAGATTGATATCAAACTTGAAGCCCGCCTCCGGTGTCTTGCCTCCCCAGGCAAACTCTAACATGCTTTCGTCAATGAACTCTCCTGTTTGAAGCTCTATGTCACACCCACGATTTGTAAGTTCAAAAGGTTTCATGCTCCACATCTGTATTATTTTCTTACCCGACTTTGGTAATTCCTTCCTGTCAAACCATTGCAATGCGTACTGGTATGCCAACTCATCTTTCCTGTAATTCTGTAGGTAAACATAATACATATCCGCCGCCTTCCAGAGATTCTGATCAGGTCCTGGGTATGGCACAGCACCTTTGGCCAGTGGTACCTCGGGATGGTAGAGACGATATGGTTCGGTCCAACAGAAGACCAATGTGTCTGGTAACCTATCATGTTTTATCATTTTTTCATATGCCATGAAAGTGTGCCATACGGAGGCCCCACCTTTGCCAAAGTGTGTAATCTCATGTCCAAGTTTTTCGGCCAACAACACACACCAACTTTCCGGTTGATTACTGGCACAGAAACTGTCTCCAAAATATCCTATCGACTTCATATGTAGATAATTATCTACATATATTATGATGTACTCACACTCTGATTGGAACCACAAGCAAGGCACATTACCAGTGCAGTGGAAACCCAAAGACTACGAAAGCCTTCCGTGGTATGAGAACCCCGACAAGGACCAAGGGTTCACAACATCCAAAGAGAACTACGACATATACAAAGAACGTGTGGGTTGTCTGATACCATCATTCGAGCAAGTGGGCAAGGGTGTGTTCATCCCAGACGATGTTGATGCTGTGTTTGGTTATGTGTTATCACAATTTGATTTAAAGGATACTGTCTATGCATTTGCAAAGTACACCCCGGGTTTGATACTGCCTTGGCATCGGGACAACTATCCTACCTATGCAAGGAACAAGAAAGCAAAGGTAGAGGACATAGTACGGATAATGGTATTCCTACATGACCCTGCGCCAGGACATCAACTGTGGATTGAAGATCAATACTGCACAGGTCTTGCCGGCTCTTGGTTTGCTTGGCAAGGTTCTACTAAACACATGGCGGCCAATCTAGGCGAAACGTCTAGATACATGATACAGATCACTGGTAAGAATCCCAAGTAAGACAACGTTTCCACTTGTTGTTCTCAAAATGATCTTTGTTATGCACCAATACTTCAGCAAGTTCGTTGTGAACTTTTATATGATTCACTTTGGTTAGTTCCAACATACTGTCTAATGCCTTGTGCCAACGTTCATGTTTGTCTTCAATCAAGTCATAGGACTCGTCTATCACGGGTGCGAAACTCATAAACCCTAGACTACGGAATGCTTCTAACTGTCTACACGAACCAAATATTACAAAAGGTCTTTTGGCGACAATAGGTTTCGCTTCTTTCTCGCTGAACATGGCGAAGTCGTTGTGTATGGTTGTTTCTATCATGGCTGTGTAGTGAGTCATGTTGTAAATGGCAGGATCCAACAGGTCACTGCATCTTATCCGAGTGTTGAATCTGTTCCCTAAAGGTCCCAGTGTTTCCGCAGTGTGTTTCTTTGGTCTGACAACGTCCTTGCCCCAGTAACCTTTTGTGGTGTCCTTGCCAAAGTAAGTTAGAAATGTCTTATCTAATACAGGATGATTTTTTATGGTTTCATACAGCCAATCCTTATTATCGCTAGCCTCTCCCAATAATAGATCCCATTGTTTGTCTACGGTCTTCTGGTATGTGGGTAATAATTTTGTTAGCAAACCTTTACACATTTTATTCTCTTTATATAATTTAGGACCGGTGAAGAACATGTCGTTGCTGTAATCAAATTGTGTCTTGCACTCTTTCAGTGGCACCAGGTTTGATTGAAAACTCACAGGTTTACCTTCCCACTCGTTCATGAAATCAACGACTGTCTTCCATTCATTATCATCTTGGTACATTATGCCAGGCTGTAAAAGTGTGACCTTCACATGGTCAGGATCTTGCAAAGCCTCTATGATCTGTTGCCTCAACACCAACACCTCATTTGAATTACCAGCTGTGGAATTTATGTGTTTCATATTCTTATTTAATCATTGTATACGCAGTTAAATACCCATGTGAAAGTGTCAACTAAAAATGAGTATGGTAAATTAAAATCCGTGATACTCGGAAGTGTGCAAGGCGGGGCCTGGCCTACCAATGATGCATTTTTTGACCAGATGATAGATGCCAGCACGTGGCCGACCAAACTAGAAAAGATGCAATTCAATGAAAATGTTATTGCTGATACAGACAAAGAATTAAATTTATTCCAAGAACTTCTAGAGAAAAATGATGTCAAAGTACACAGGCCGAACATTACAGGACCACATTGGGCCTACAGTGCCAGAGATATATTGTTAACCGTGGGAGATAAGTTGATAGAATGTCCAACACCTTATTCCAGCAGACGAAACGAGGCAGACATGTACAAGCACGTCAAAGAGCAGGCAACTTGTAATTGGATCAAGGCACCCACACCACAGCATGATTCCGATCCAACTTTCGATGCCGCCAATGTGTTGAAACTGGATGACAAGCTGTTGTATCTTGTATCAAATACAGCAAACAGAGCAGGTGCTGAATGGTTGCAACAAACAGTGGGATCAGAGTTTGAGGTGATTACATGGGAAGGTGTTTACGCACACGCACACATAGATTCAACGTTGACTTCGTTAGCAAAAGACACTATACTTTTAAATGGATCGAGAGTAAATGCAGAGAACCTGCCAAATTTTATGAAAGACTACAAGAAGATATGGATAAACGACATTGAAGAAAAGGAGTTCCACGAATTTCCCTTTGCATCAAAATGGATTGGCATGAACATCCTGTCCATAGACCCCGAGACAGTCATTGTTGATCCACTTTACAAAAAACTGATTAAGAGTTTACAGGACCAAAAGTTCAAAGTCTTACAAACCCCATTAACACACGCAAGAACACTTGGTGGCGGATTCCATTGTGTGACCTGTGACCTAGAAAGAGAATAGATGACCATTGTCTATCAAACAAAAATTGGATTTATTGGACTGGGCAAGTTGGGTATGCCATGTGCTGAAGCAATAGCACAGAAAGGCTTCCATGTTGCGGGTTATGACATTGTGAGGAAAAGCAGTGAACATTTAGAAATTAGAGACACGATCAAAGAACTTGTACAAGACAGAGACATAGTTTTTGTTGCAACTCCTACACCACATGAAGATGGATATGATGGCAGGACTCCTACTAGTCACTTACCAGTCAAGGACTTTAACTATGAAGCAGTGACTAAAGTATTAACAAAGTGTAATCAATACATGACCAAAGATCAAACCCTTGTGTTGGTATCAACGGTGCTACCAGGGACTATCAGGAGAGAGTTTGCTCCCTTGATGACCAACACAAAACTGTTGTACAATCCATATTTGATTGCAATGGGTACCGTGGCAGACGACATGATCAATCCTGAGATGATAATGATAGGTACAAGGAAAGGTATCTACAAAACAGCACACAAGGCACAGCACCTAGAAAGTTTCTATGGAGTTGTTTGCACAAACTTCCCACGTGTAGAGTTTGGAACATGGGAGGAAGTTGAGAGCATGAAGATATTCTATAACACATTCATCAGCAATAAAATAGCATTGGTCAACATGATACAGGATGTCGCACACAAACTAGGACACATGGATGTCGACAAAGTCACACAGGCTCTTGCTAAAAGCACACAAAGGATAGTGAGTCCGGCATACATGAAAGCAGGCATGGGCGATGGCGGTGCTTGTCACCCCCGAGATAATATTGCCTTGCGTTGGTTAGCAGAGGAACTGGATCTAGGATACGATTTATTTGAGAGCATAATGACTGCACGTGAACAACAGGCAGAAACAATGGCCAAGGCCATACTGACACATGGCAATAACATATGGTTCTCTTCAGACTCATACAAGGCAGGCACAACATTGGTTGACGGAAGTTACAGTCTTCTAGTACAATACTATGTAAAGAAGCATGGCGGACAGATAGCACACGGTATAGACACTCCTGTGGAAGTGATAGTGAGAGTGCATGAGTCAGATGAATTCACAGCAGATGAAAAGACTACGATATTTGACCCATGGCGTTCATATCCAAAGTCTCATAATGTTTTTTATTATGGTGCGCCACAAGATCCTGCACAGATTTCATCACAGTAATCCGTAGTCCAGGTCTTTTTCAAATCGGCAAATTTTTCCAATAGTACCTTTGGCCTATCAACATGGCCGAAACCATGATAACAACAAGGAAATAGTTGACCGAGACTGTTCACGTACACACTGCCACCGAGATGTTCACAACTGATCTTTGATACCTTACAGGTTGATTTGCCTAAGTTTTGAGGTTTGTATCTCATATTAAGATATGCATCAACATCAAAGTCCTGAGGTTGTGCATTTTCGTCAGGCGGAAGTATCCAGTGGCTTATCGACTTGTCTGACTGTATGGCCGGCATATTGTTCCTTCCGGCATCTAATGTAAAAAAGTTATCGAATCCTAGTTGCTGAGATAATTCCCTCGCTTCTTCCACCTGTTCCATGTTGTGTTTGAATTTGATAAACTGCCATTCCGCTGTACCGCCTGCATCTATAAATGTCTTTGCTCTATCCATGACATTTTCCCATTTCACCCCTTGCCTGTATAGATGATTCGTGTCCTCGAGACCGTCGATGCCAAATACAATTTTCAGATTCTTTGTGGCAAGATCCTTATAGGTTTCCAATCTTCCTATGCCACCGTTGGTTGCTATGGTAAAATTGACACCATTTTTGTCACAAAAGCCAGCTATAGAAGGGTGCATCATGGGATCTCCGTGATTGCCACAGAAAAGTATAGATTTAACATCTCTGTAAACATCCAATATACCTGCATACTTGATTACATCGAGGTGTTTTTCTTCGAAAAAACCCGTTAACGGATACCCGTAAGCATTCCTAGGACATCCAGGACAACGTGCATTACAATAACTAGATGCCTCGATGTGTAAATTGGTAATTAACATAGTTCTATTTAAGTTAATAAATACATACGAATTAGGAGTTTACAAAATGGCAGACGCATTCAGAAACAAAAGATATTACAGGGTTCGACTAGCTGACAGCAGTCTAACTACCTTCGATGACACAGATGACGCGATAGACAAGATCAGTTTTACATCGGAATGGGACACCAACAGTCCCGATAGGACGTATGCACTAGAAGACAGTGACACAACACTGGTAATGACCGTCGAACATTCATCGGCCAGCAACCAAAGTGACTGGAAAGATGCCATAGATGACATCTGGTCAGACAGTACATCACCGTGGACTGGTGATGATTCCACACAGACGGTGGAACACTTCAAGACAGAATGGTTGAACCAAGACGGTTCAGTATCTTCAACAGCTTTATTTTAATCCACAGTCACAAAAAAGGGCGACACATTTCTGCACCGCCCCTTAGAATTATTGTATTAATTACGCAGTGTAATTGATAACTTTTCTTCCAGACTTTTTAAGTAATGAAATGATGTTTGATTTCATTGTTAAAGCTGAAGACTGAGGTGCAACACCTAAGATCTCTACTGTAAAATCTAAACCTTTAGATAATAACTTGTTAGTAGCAGTCTTTCTTTTAGTGTTTTTAACAGCCAAGTTCTTGAACTTGATCTTGCCACCATGTACTTCACCATTTACTTTGAATGAAGAAGCCGGTTCCGCAAATACACCAATTTGTTTTGCTCTTGACTTGAAGTTTCTTGTGTAAACTACGTATTGAGTTGAGTTTGCCATTGTTTTATTTTCCTTTTTAGTAGAAGAAAAAAGTGTATTGAACATACTTGTTAGCATATTGTTTCCTTTTCCTTGTTTGTTGTTAATAAAATGATCTTGAGTTTTATCTGATAAGAGTATTTTCAAGTTCATATAAAATATATTTTATACTATGATGTGTGGATAGTCAACCGCTAATTGTATAGATTGGTAATTTAATCTAGATAACAATAACAGGACAGTCTTTGCAGGTTTTTATCTAGGGTTGTAGGAACACCATGTAGTTGTTTCTTATTATTAAGCATAATGTATCCTGTGTTTTTAACACAATCAAATGCATGACGCACAGAGCTAGGAACAAAATTACCAATATAATGTATCTTTTGTGCATCATCTTTAATTTCTATATCATCTTGTTGTGGATTATAAAATATTGTTCCTGCATTGTCGCAGTCTTTCAAGTAAAGTTGCATAACTGTATCAACTCCTGGATTATCAAAGTGTGCAGGACAAGTAAAGCCAGGCAAGTCCAGCCAGAAGATTGTACTAATATTCTCAATAGTTTTTCCTAATGCTTGACCTATTGCTTCTGCTTGTGAATCGATGTGCTTTTGGATCTGCTCTAATACAGAACCAGGTGCAACAATAAGTTTTCTCCTTTCCCAATTCTCTTGCCACTCCATTTTGGTAAAAGGAATAGCTTCTAATATTTCTTTTGATAGGTTGTCCAGCAGAATGTCTGTGAACAATCCATTTACTTGAAATAAATCTTTTTTATCGTCTACTGCTTTGATCTGCATTGGTTGACTTTTTACTGATCTTGGAAAATGTGAGATTTAAGGTGTCACACACGGGACATTGTATCATTCCCTGCTTCTTTTGTTTGGTAAATGATTTAGTATCTGGAAACTGCCCTTCAAATTCTGATTTGCAGTGATGCTTACATTTTATTGTGTATCTGATCATGTTATTATTTACTATTATACTGTTGACCTTTGTGTTTGTCTACTATATTATAAAGACATGTTAAACAACTCAAGCGGATACACTAAACCACCCAAGAAGAAAACTTCACAAGGCAATGCTCATAAAAGGGTCAAGACTTCCTCTATGAACAAGCACAAGAAGAGATCTTTCAAGGCCTACAATAGGCAGGGCAAGTAATGAGAAACTCAGATACGATAAAGGCCCTAGCTGTCTCCATAGAAGAGAAAGACAACCAGATAAGATTGCTGTTGGCCCAGCAAGGCAACAACGAAGTGCAGATAGCAGAGTACAGACAGATCGTGAAAGAGCTGTCAGACAAACTGAAACTGTATGAAAGCAAATATGGCACAGTGTTTAGGCCTGCAAGGAAAGACTAATGAAGTTTGGATATTACGACGACAGGGGACTGCCCGAATCAAAGCACGGGTACCGGTGTCCGTCTTGGGTTCCAATGCCGTCGGGCAAGAAGAACGTAGTCATACTAGGCTGTTCACACACCTACGGAGAAGGTAGTGCAGACAACGAACACTGGGTACACTTCCTATCCCAACACAACACTGAAAGACTGAGGTATTGGAATCTAGGACAACCTGGGTGCAGTGCTGACAAGATCGTGAGGATACTGTATGGCTGTGAAAAATTGATAGATCCACGTATTGTGATTGTGTGTTGGCCGGCATGGAGCCGTAGAGAACGATTGGGCAAGTATGCAGAGAGTCTAACAAGTGACGCAACACAATTATCAGTTGAGAACGATGCTACAGATAAAAACAATTTCCTTAAGAATGTTTTCTTCGTAGAGAAATACGCAGAGCAGAACAAATGTAAGGTGTTTCATTGCTTTGCACAAGACTCATACGAAGAACATATCAAAGACTGCACTGTGTTAGGAGAATACACACTAAAAAACTGTTGGCCTTATTGGGACAAGTTCACAGCAAGGGATCTGCACACTGAACCCAGCCTTGCCAGTGATGGTGTGCATTATGGTGTCGAGCACCATGAACGTTTTGCTAAACTGTTCTTAGAAAAGTTTAGTGTTAAATTAAAATAAGCATTTGCGGACTCAGTTTCATAAAAGTATTTAATAGTGTGGGATAATTACTTGCACATATTTTGTTGTAACGCTCCCAGTGAAGTTCACAACACTAACCCCAAACATTAATAACTATGGAATTTGCTATACTATTGGCGGGTATTGTTTACGGCTTGATCATTGGCCTAATACCAGCCGCAGGTGCAACAACAGGTTTAATAACACTATTTGGGATCATGCCATACTTTGTGGGAGACCCCTACCTTGGTGTGATCTTTTGTGTTGCAGTTGTCGCCTCATCAACAACCGGTGATTCGTTCAGTGGTGTGCTACTAGGCATACCCGGAGCCAACTCCGCGGCCGCAACAATGGTCGACGGATTCCCCATGGCCAAGAACGGTGAGGCGACGAGAGCTTTGTCAGCCGCCATAACATCAAGCACGGCGAATGGATTGTTCTTTGGATCATTGACATTCTTGTTCCTGCCCTACTACACAAAAGTTGTCATGTACATGGGCATACCCGAACTGTGGGCATTGGTGGTGTTAGCGTTTGTCACTGTGGGTTTCGTGTCCACTAGGAAATATGTTAGGAGTGCATTGGCGATAGTGATAGGTGTTACCATAGGCTTGGTAGGAGTTGACGTGAACAACGTGCCACGTTTCACCATGGGTTGGAGATATCTAGAAGATGGCATACAGATACTGCCTTACGTTGCAGGCCTGTTCGCAATACCAGAGCTATGGAACGGTTGGTTCAACAGGAAACAGACTGCCACTATAAAAGCTGAGCACGGAAGTTGGCAAGATCTAAAACAAGGAATCAAAGATACTATCAGATGTTGGAAGGACAGCATCAGGGGAGGAGCCATAGGTTCTTTCATAGGACTACTACCCGGACTGGGTGGTGCGATGGCAGACTGGTTGGCGTATGGAGCCACGGTTGCATCTAATCCCAAAGAGAAATTTGGAAACGGAAACGTCAGAGGAGTAGTGGGGGCAGAGGGAGCCAACAACGCACAGAAAGCCGCTTCATTTATTCCAACGGTGCTGTTTGGTATTCCAGGTGCACCATTCGCCGCGATACTGATGGGACTGTTTCTATACCTGGGCATTGATCTAGGATCCCCAGACACGTTCGAAGACAAACAATTATTCAACAGCATGACCTATGCATTCTTGCTAGGCACAATCATAACTGCTGTCATCTGTTATGGACTGGCATATTTCGCAGGGTGGGTTACACGATTACCATATGTGTATTACTTTCCTTTCATACTTGCTGTGATAGTTTGGGCGACATTACAATACACAGGCGGGTGGGAAGACCTTGCAGTACTATTAGTATTCTCAATATTTGGAATACTATGTAAAAAATTCCAAGTGAGCAGGCCAGCACTGCTTATTGGATATCTATTAAGTGACCGAATATATAGCCTCACTTATCAATTAACAACACTCCACACAGTGAATGATTTAATCACAAGACCGGTCTTTATTTGTTTAATGATCTGTGTTATACTTTTACTGTATTGGGGATTAACAAAACGGAGTAAACTAGACTATGCTTAAGAAAACAATAATAGCCCTGTTGCTAATGACAACAACAGCGATGGCAGATTACAATTTGATCGTGCCACAAAAACCATCTGGTGGAACATCTGTGTGGTCACAGATAGTTGTGCAGGAATGGGAGAAACACCTAGGTGAAAAGATCAACTTGATCTACAAGCCAGGTGCCAGAGATCAACTAGGACCAAACGAGTTCCAAAACAAACTGAGGTTCGACGACAAGACAATATTAGTATCACATGGTGGTAATGGTATATCATATCTTGTTGAGCCTGTGGACTACAACTACATGGATTGGGAATCAATTGGACAGATGAACTTGAACATCATCGTTGGTGCAAGAGACAAAGCGGATACCAAGAACGGACCTATACAGTTTCCATCGGGATCTGGAATGACTCCAGAGATCATGGCAATCATTATGTTGCTCGCAGGACCAGATGGTGATCCAATAAAAACATTTGAAGACAAGATTGTTTGGGTAAAAGGCATGAAAGGTTCAGAGAGAAGACTAGCATTCATCAGAGGTGACTTGAACGCAACCAGGGAAAACCCTGCCGCTTACAAGAAACACGTGATGCCAGTTATTGGAAAAGGCGAAGCATACACATGGTTCCATCATGGACTGTTGAATGTTAAGACAGGAAATCACGACAAGGATCCTAACTTCACAGAGCCAACATTTGAAGCACTGTTTGAATCCACGTACGGTGTTGCACCAAGTGGTGACTTCTACGATGCATACAAACTGGTCAAGAGTTGGAGAGATGCATTACAGAAAGCATTCTGGGTGAACAAGGGCAATCCAAACAGAGCGAAACTTGTTGCCGCTTTGGACAAGATGATCAAAGACCCAGCGTCAGTTGCCGCTATCGAGAAGAAAGTGGGACAGTACGAATGGAGAACAGGTGCAGAAGGTGATGCCGCAGTTAGAACACTGAAGTCATTCATCACACCAGGTGCATTGAAAACACTCACTGACTTTGGAAAGAATCAGTTGGGTTACAATGCTGTGTACAAAGAAGAGCTGACGAAATAATGTACATACTGTTTACAGGGGCGCCAGGATCAAAGTGGAGTAGTGTTGTCAAGAATATCTACTGGAGTGATGACGTTGATCACACAGACTATTCAGAGGCTAGAACATATCGCCACGATGCTGATACCCCTGGACGCAGTCACTTGATGCACATCGGAGCCTACTGGGATATGGGCATGGAGTTTGGAAACGAAGTAACGGAATGGGACAAACCATTCTCACACTTCACTGAAACACGAAAACGTATCATAAAGTCACACACTTTCGCACATAAACTAAACACTCTCAAAAAGTTTGGATATCCTATAGTGATGGTGTACAGGAACGACTACGAGTGTCTGGAATGGTGGAAACTGTGTGGAGAGTTCAACATCACGTACCCAAACTACCAATACTTTGGGAACCTAGACACAATGTGGAAAAACATACAAGCAGAGAACAAAGACACAATGCAGTTCATCAAGGACAACAAGGACAGAATCACACAGCCAAAGGACAACGTGGACCTTTGCAGGCTATTAGAAATAAGTTTCCCCAACAAAGGACGACTACATAATTACGCACAGAAAGGAATACAGATATATGTCTACAAGTAATTGGGAAGAAGCAAAAGCAAGAAGCAATTATCATTTTAACAAGTGGCACAAAGACACAGACTGTGTTGAACATCTGGGCAAGTTCACGGGCGGGTGGCAGACAGAACTACAAGCAGTCATAGATGATGGCAAACCTCTCAACTGGGCCAACCGTAGAGAAGGCACGGGCAGGGAGAATGTCAATGTCGATGTGGAAGCAGAAGAGAATGATCTAAAGACAGCAGGCGCCGATCCCAAGATGACCATATACAGAGGACTGGCGGACTTCACCAAGTGCCCAACACTGCAAAGGATGACAGACTTCTTTGCATTGACCACAACAAAATCCAAACTACACATACAGTTCACAGGAGAGGTGTTGAACATGCACATAGACAAGCTGTATGATCTAGACGCTGACCCAAACAATGTTGTTCGTATCATGGTGATGTTGCAGGATTGGGAACCGGGACAATTTATAATGTATGGCAACGAACAGTTCGACAGATGGCGGACAGGTGACATACACAAGTTTGACTGGCAGAACCTACCACACTCAACAGCCAACTCCAGCAACAAGCCCAGACCCATGTTGGTAATCACAGGTGTCATGACAGACAAGACCAGAGATATATTGTCAAAGCCAATCAAGAAAAAGATATAGACTTAATCAAACTTTTAATATATATTAAAGTATGAACAAGAAAATATTCGCACAACTGCTAGGATATAGCCAGAACGATCTTGACAAGGTAACACGACCTTACATACTGGAAACATTTGGTGTTGAAGTAGCTCGTTGCGACACACTGGAGCAGTACGTAGAGGCAATAGATGTTGCCTGTCTACACAAATACTTTTCCAAGTATTGGGAAAATGACATAAAGAAATGGAAGTACTCTGGATTGGCACTGATAGACGAAGTCAACAGCCTGAGACCACGTGCTGTGCTTGATGTTGGGTGTGGATACAATGAATTCAAAGGCAAGATAAACAATCTAATAGGAATAGATCCTTACAACGACAAAGCAGACCACGAAGTTGGCACACTGGAATACAGGACTGATCAAAAATTTGATGTGATTATGTGTTTGGGCTCTATCAACTTTGGTAGTAGGGACAAGATACTTTCAGAGATAGGACGATGTGTGGACCTATTAGAAGACGGAGGCACAATGTTCTTCAGAGTCAACCCAGGTGTACAACACAACAAACCTGAAGCTAAGTGGATAGAGTTCTTTGCATGGAACGTACCTTTTATCATAGAATTATCAGAGATGTTTAACCTAAAAGTGCTGGACATACGTGATGACAGCAACCAACGTAAGTATTTCATCTACAGGAAAGTAAAATAAGCATTATTTCTAGTAGACTTGTGCTAGAATTGTGCTACAATAAAGAGTAAATACCTACAATGCAAAAACATACTAAAAGTTTATTAGAAGAATTAAGTTCGATGCCTCTTAAAAGAGACAAGGAAGAGGTTGTGGAGAGTAGAGCCTCACACATACTGGAGTCGACAATACGATTGATCACCTACATCAGGGAGAACTTCGATCAGGAGACAGCATTCAAACTTGAGAAGAAGTTCAATTCAGCGATAAAGAACATGGACGCATCCAAGTTCAGCAGGGGTGTCGCTCGTATCAAAGAGAACCAAGACATCAAGAACAACGTACTCAAAATCAAAGACGGCGAATACAAAGAGGATTAATCATGTTGATAGAAGACGTCCTTACAGAATTCAAAAGGACTCACCTGGAACACATAGAGGACATCATAATAACTGATGGCTACGTGGGTGGACAGGCAGTAGTGGAATACTTCAGAGGACTACTGCTGACACTGAAAGGCACAAGCTCAGAGGCCATGAGTGTGTCGGTCAAGTGGGACGGAGCACCTGCTGTGGTGTGTGGTACCAATCCAGACAACGGCCAGTTCTTCGTAGGCACCAAGGCAGTGTTTGCAAAAGCGGCCAAGATAAACTACACAAAGAAAGACATAGCACGGAATCACGGCACGGAGGAACTGGGACAGAAACTGTTGAAGTGCCTGGTGCATCTTAAAAAATTGAACATACCGGGTGTGGTGCAGGGTGACCTGTTGTACACAGATGAGGGCATCACGAGGAAGAACATAGACGGTAAGCCTCATCTAACATTCACACCGAACACAATAACATACGCAGTACCAGAAGGATCTGAATTATCTAAACAGATAGACAGAGCTAAACTAGGAATCATATTCCACACAACATACACAGGAGACTCGTTGGCAACAATGAACGCACAGGGAGGAGCAGACGTCAGCTCATTCGCACAGAGTCCGGACGTGTTCTTTGACAACGCATCGTACAAGGACGTGTCAGGCAGTGCCAAGTTCACGGCAGATGAGTCACAACAGTTCTACAACAGCATTGACAAACTGGAGACACTGTTGAACAGTGTGCCAAGGGACCTATCCAGTGTACTAGGACAGAACACCGACTTCGTACCAATGTTCCAGATGTACATAAATGCAATGGTCAAACAAGGCGAGTTGCCCAGCAACGTCAATCAATTCCTATTAGGATTTAAAAAGTTTTACGCAGACAGAATGCAACAGCAGATATCAGGACTGAAAGCACAGAAGGCTCTACAGTTGAGGCAAGACAAGATGAAACAGATGCCCGTGTTCCTAAGCAAAGCCAAGAAACCTTTACAGGCCATGTTGATCTTCTACAAAGCAGTGCAGTCAATGAAAGGCTTTGTTCTGAAGAAAATGAATCAAGCTATGGCAATAGGATCGTTCTCACAGACAGACAATGGACTGCAAGTAACCGAACCAGAAGGATTCGTTGCTGTAGACAAGTCGGGTAATGCTGTCAAACTGGTAGATAGATTGGGATTCTCGAGAAGAAACTTAACGGCTATCAGCAAATTCAAGAAATAGATTCAACGTCTTATTAATTTCTAAACTTAACTTCTCTTTGTTGAAAAGAGTATCGTAGTTATGCTTTCTTAATGCTTTCGTCTGCAAGTATATGTCCTGCCAATTCTTAGTTTTCAACTCCTTACACAAAGAAACAATTTTGTTAATACGCTTTTCAGGGTCCTGCTCTAGGTCATAACTCTCATCAATATAATTGCCAAATGTTTTGAACCCTATCTCTTTTAGTCTTTGTAGATAAAGATAGTTTCCATGCACCACGAAAACATGTTGTGCCATTATGGGTTTCCATATCTTCTCTGTCATGAACACTTCGTAGTCGTTGTCGTTGGTCTCCGAAACTATAGAACAGACTGTGTCTATGTATGGCAATTCATATATGTCTTGGTCCATGCCGTACTGCGGATAGTCCTGTGCCCATGGCAGTTCATATTCCACCGGTAACTTCCTATCTGGCCATTTGGTGTGCAGACTATTTTCTAGCACGCCTTTGTCTGATAATTTGTTATAAAGTTTTATCCTGTGTTGTCTAGGCATCTTGTTTAGGTACAAGAAATCATATTTTTTGTTGGAGTGATCAAAGTTAAAAGTCTTGCCTTTGTGTTTGTTGTACATGTAATACCAAAACCAACTGACCCCACCTGTCCACTTGATGTGTTCTACATCGACCTCCGGATACTGTGGTGTGTTTTTTATGTTGTCCAACGACTCCCATGGGTTTGATTTTATGAAGACAAAGCCCTGGCTGTGTAATAGATCGCAACGTCTTTTTAGTTCTGCATGAAACTCCGCATTGTCTTTCATTCTGTCATTTGCTTTTCTAACATCTATTATAGCGAATCTACGATCATAAGAGTCCAGGTCATAGTTATGCAACATGTAGTACTCCCCAGTCATCTCGAACTGTTGATCGTCAAAGGTGTTCATCTTTATAAACTTCTCGAGTTCAACATGATAACCAGTCTTCATTATGTCTGTGAGAATAAAATTTCGTTGCATATGCTCTATAAATACGTGTATGTTAACACCCTTTTTAAAGTATGTATCCGAAGCCAAGGTCATCAGAAGACATAGTGACTTGGGTAGATTCTCATTCCCAGAAGTCACAGAGAGGATATATCTCAGTTTCCTTGCGTTGACGCTATTGAGATCCATGGATCAAGGTAAAGCATTTGCCAAGACATATGCTGATCAGACCATGGCCAAAGGAACCTTTGATCAAGTCCGTATGGTCAACAACGACCTTGCCAACATGCTGGCAATAGTTTCAGGAGACCCAGAGATAACGAAGAAACTAAAAAACAAAAACCAAGCACAGGCCATGAGGCAGAGACAACCAGTGCCTGTCATGGCAGTCAGGAGATACCTGAGGTCTTTCGACGAGCCATACAAGTTCCTGACACAGTTGGAAAGGGCATTGGGCATCACGGATGCAAATTACAGGAACCTGAGAAGAGCCATAGCTGACTACAGTAACCTGGGAGACAAGACCAAGAAGCAGGTCACAGACAAACTGTTGCAACTGTTGAGGAACAAACTGCCAGGCACGGACATACACAGGCAAATCAAAAGCCTGACCTAATGATAGACGATCCACGTAGTTACTGGGTGCTCTACGGACAGCACACCGAACCAACTTTCCTAGAGGATGCAGGTGGTGGACAAGAACTCCAGAGGGATCACTCACTAGGCTACGTCAAGAGTTGGCGTGGTTGTATTGACATTGGTAGCAACATAGGACAGTGGACCAGACCACTCGCGGAGAAGTTTGAAAAGGTTTACTGCTTCGAACCAAATCCCAATTTCCGAGAATGCTTTGACAGGAACATCCATCAAAGCAACGTTGAACTGTTTCCGTATGGCCTGTCGGACAGTGAGCACATGGCCCATCAAGAATTCAGCTCCACACAAATTGAAACAGGCGACGGTGACATACAGTGCAGGACTCTGGACAGCTTCGGACTGACGGACATAGACTTCGTCAAGATAGACGTGGACGGATTCGAGATACCACTGCTGAACGGAGCCCGGAAGACATTGACACAGAACA